GCCGCCGGCGTCGTCGGCGCCGTGTACCGGGCATAGCGCTGAAAGCCGACGTGCTCGATCGTCGAGATGCTGACGATGAGCTCGAAGGGTCCGGGCGGCTCCCAGGCCATTACGTCCGCGTTCACCACGGTCGGACCCTTCTCCTTCACGTCAAGTACCGGCCAGCTGACTTCCTGGTAGTGGGCGAGGACGTTCCCGACCTCGAGCACCCGGGCCCCGGGGTGGCGCTTCAGTACCCGCCTGATCGCGTGGCGCGCGATCGGTATCTCGACGGCGCGGCAATTCTCCGTGGCATGGTTATAGCCACCCCTGAAGTAGGCGTAGCGCCGGCTGTTGAACGCGAACGCCTCAGCTATCGGCAAGCCAGCCCGCGAGCTCGCCCGGACCGCCGCCTCTATGGCCTTCATCTTCTGGCTCATCGGCGCCTGGCCTTCCACTTCTGGCTGTAGATCTCGGCCATCCTCCAAGCTTCAGGGCTATCGATCCGACCGGGGATCATCCCCTCCCAGCGTCGTGCATCCCCGGGGTAATGCATCAATCCGGCCGTCGTGATGCCCTTCGTGTACTTCGGGAAGGTATTCCACTCGTTTCCGAGGACGAGCACCTTCAGCGGGTCGGCGTAGAGCGCCCGGAAGAGCGCCCCCTGGTCCCGCTGAGCGTAGACCTCCCACTCCTCGCGCCAGCGCGCGAAGAAGGCCGCCGTCCGAGGGCTTCGCCCGAACGCCCAGACACCCCCGTTGAGCTGCAAGGCGTGGAGCGTCTTGACCGCCGCCGCCACCTTGGCAAGCTCGGCCTGGTTGTTCCTGCGCTCGAATGCGTGCATCGTGTCCATCAGGTGGGGATCTTTGGTTATGACGAACTCCCAGCCATCCTCCACCCAGTCGAAGTAGCGCCGGATATCCGGCCCCACGACCTCGGTGTCGGCATCGAGATAGAGCACCGCCTGCCACTCGGCGGGGCTGAGCTCGTACGCCTTCAGCTTCGCCCGCCGGCCGCCGACGTCGCTGTCCGGGTGCCGAACGAACACATCCTCGCCTACTTTCAGGCGAGTCGCCGCACACAGGGCGACGGGGATACCGGGCAAGTGGACCTTGATGCTCCTGATGAGCCGGGTAGCGCACCACCGCGATGGCTCGCCGAAGGCCACGACGTAGATCCCCCGGGTGCTCCTGGTCCCCTGCTGAACCGGCTTACGTGCCCTCGTCACTTTCGGTCTGGCCACCACCGCCGGCGGTACTGCGACCTCCTGGATACCCGCCTGATCGTCGCGCGGGGCAAGCCCATTCGCTGCAGCCGAAGCAGGCGCGACTGTGCTTCCTGCACGGCTTGCGGGCGATGGCGCTAACTTCGTACCGAACACCTCGGCGAATGCCCTGGCGTGTCCCTCGACGAACCCCTCGACCGAGTGGATCGCCATGGCGGCCCGCAGCTCCTCCCGGCCCGCCGGCTCGCTCGGGAAAGCTGCCCCTTCTAGGGCGACCAGTAGGCCCGGGAGGTCGCCCCTCTCGTAGCGGTGGATGCCCGGCGTGTCCGCGATCTCGTCGAGGATGCCCACGCCCCGCGGGACGACCACGCGCACGCCACAGGCGAGGGCTTCCAGGACCGGCATCGGCCCGCCCTCGACGCGACTCGGGCAGACGAGCACGTCGAGCCCCTGGTAGAAACTGGGCATCTCGGCCCAGGCGAATCGCTTCGTCGGCACCGGCCAGCCGCGGCCGGATGCCCGCCATTCGACGCGCTGCGCGGTCTTCGAGGCGAGTAGCCCGCGCACGAGATCCTCGCCCTTCCGGTGGTTCTGGTAGGTATAGCCCGAGAGCCCGACCATGGGCGGCTTCCCGGGCTTGCGCGGCGCGATGGTGAAGCAGTCCCGCTCCACCGGAAGCGGCGGCTGCACCATCGGGCCATGCCGGCTGAGCCCCTCGGCGTACAGCCGGCACATCGCGACGCGGAGTTGGACCTGCCCCGCGACCCTATCGAACAGCTTCGCCTTGGCGTTCCCGGGTGGCTCCTCCTCTCTGTGTGTGAAGTAGGCGGCAACTGGTTGCGCTGGCCACGGACGCAGCCGGGCTGCCTCGAAGTAGGCCAGGAGGTAGAGCACCTCGGCCTTAGGATCGGGCGCCGCAGACAGCGTCCACCCGAGCCGATCCCGAAGCGCCCGCGCCATCCGAGGGATCACGCGGTCCTCGAGCAGGTTCTGGCAGATGATGTGAACCCGCAGCCCCAACGCCCTATCTCCTGATTGCTGCGCTCAGCTCAGCGCGCCCAGGTCGATGATGCAGAAGGCCGACGGCCGGATCAGCCCGAAGGCTGCCCGGATCTCGCAGAGGATCGCGACCATGTTCCGGATGAAGAAGTCCGCGTGCGAGTCGGACACTTGGATGCTGGCCTGCTCGCGGTCCCAGATGATCGCCTTGCGCCAATCGGCGAGGATCGCCGTGCCCTCGTCCAGGCACTCGCTCTCGACGACGGGAATGCCCCAGAGCCGCTTCTCCCCCGCCGAGAGCGGGCCGCCGTAGTAGTAGCGGTTCTGTGCGTCCTGGGTGAGCTCGATCGACTCCCAGTCGAGCGGATTGAAGACGTAGGCGGTGGGTCTGGCATGGCCGGTCACAGTCACCGCCGTCTTCGCCTTCCGAGTGGTCCGGAAGACGTCCGTGTCCCAGACCTGCGTGAGATGGCCCGCCGTGTTCGTGACGCCGGTGAAGTTCTCGCCGATGCCGTCGCCGTCGTAGACCTGGCTCTCCAGCTCCTCCTGGAGGTCGTCGCGCAGCTCCTGGTCGATGATGCCGCGGAGCTGGGCGGCGTCGGAGAGAGCCCTCTTCGTCGCCGGGATCCAGACCGCAATCGTCTTGACGTTGGCGGTCACCTTCTCGAAGGCCATGTCCGCCTCCGGCTTCTCGCCGGTGACCTCGCCGGTCGCCCCCGATGGCGTCGTCACGTTCGCCTCGGCGACCGGAGCCGCCTGCTGCACGATCTGCGTCTGCCGCACGAATTCGACGATGTCACTCGTCGTCGTCCGCCGGGGAATCAGGTCGAGCATCGTCCGCTCGCGTCGGCCGAGGGGCTCGTAGATCCCGGTGTAGTCGCGCTGGACGAAGGCGCCGCCCTCGGTGGCGTCGGAGCCGGTCAGGAGATCCTTGAATAGTCTCTTGAATTCGACCGGCGGTGAGTGCAGGCCCTTCACCTGCTCAGAGAGGATGCCGCTCGGCGCGACGCTCTTCAACCAGGCCTGGAAGGCCTGGGCCTCGGCGAATTGCTCGCCGAGGCTCTTCCCTCGCCCAGCGGGCGAGCCGGCCAGAGGCGCACGTTCGCCGTTCCGGCGCTCATCGAGCCCCTCGCCCAGCTCGATGATCTGCTTCCGGAGCGCTGCGTCCCCCTCGGCCTCCTTGATCTTGCCCGTCAGGTCGCGGGCCTCCTTAAGGTAGCCCTCGACCTTCTGGCGCTCGTCGGCCGAGAAGTCGCGCTCGGCCTTCTCCGCCTCGTCCGCAATCGTGCGAGCCGCGAGCAGCGCTGCGCGCCGCTTTTCCTGCAGTTCCTTGAGGTTCACCTTAGTCTTCCTTCTTCCGCTTTCCGCGCGGAATATTCAGTCGATGCCAAGCTCCAGAAGCTCGATGGCCACCCGCGCCGCGAGGGTGCTCGGCTGTCCGCTCGACTTACCGTCTCCGGCCTCGTCTTCGGCGTCGCCTTCCGCGCTCGCGCACTTCGCCCCGAGCTCGCAGGCCGCATCGTGGATCGCCTGGACTCTGGCCTGATCCTTCGTGCTGTTGCGCCGGCCCTCTTTCTCGGCCGCCGCCTCGAATGACCCGTCGTGCGCCCGGCAGTGTGAGCGCGCATCGCTCACACTCCAGTCATCTTTCGGGTAGCGGTACGCCTGCTCGGTGAGCGAGTCCTCGCCTTTCAGGCGCGCCATGATCACGGCGTATTCCTTGCCCTCGTGCCGGCGCGTCGTCCTCCGGAACGAATCGGCCTCGAAGTCGCCGGGATCGCGCAGCCGGCAGGCGTGCTCGTTCGGGAAAGGCTTGAGCCCGACCTTGACACCCAGGAGCTGCGTCTCAGGGTTCATCCCGACGAGGCAGGGTCCGACCTCCAGGAGCTCGAGCTTCCGGAGCTCGTTCACGTACTCGCCGTTCACCTTCGCCTGGACCGCGTCGACGACGTCGTAGGCGAAGCTGAACTCCGCGAGGGTGCCATTCATCATCTTCTTCCAGACGCGCGCGGCGAAGGGCTCGTCCATCTCGAGCTGGCCCTTGACGTAGAGGCCCGGGTCCATTTCCTTCGCATCGAGCACCTGGCCGATGTGGGCGTCCAGGTTATCCCACTCGTGCGCGAAGATCACCGGGATGGGCCGGCCCTTCGCCTTCCAGTTGGCGAGGCTATCCTTGAACGCCCCGGGGATGATCTTGTCGCCGATCCGGTCGACGTTGTTGAAGACGGCGACGATTGCCTCGAACGTCCCCTCTGGCTGATCGGCCAGGGCCTTGAAGCTCGTCAGCGGAAAGGTCTTGTACTTCACCTTCCTACCTCCCGAAGGTCACAGAGCACTCGCAGTTCGCGTTGTTCTCGGCGCCGCCCGAGGGGTCCCCCGGCCAGCGCATTCCGTTGCTGAATGCCTCGTCGATCCCGACCGTCTCGCCGTTCATCGCGGCATGCTCGTCGCGCGGGTTCGCGGAGTTGACCTGCCAGGTCTTCTCCCTGAGCCCGCCCTGCTTCGCACCCTCCCGACTCCCGAAGTTCGCCGCGGCCCCGACCGCGCTCCGCGAGATCTCGGCCGCCCGACTGGACGCCGCGATCTCGAAGATGTGCTGCGCGGCATCCCGCGGCACCTCGGCCAGGAGCGCTCGGCCGACCTGGTCGCGCGTCGTGCCGTTGATCCCCTCGGCCATCCGAGCCGACCGCGCCGCGAGGTACTGAGCCATCCTCGTCTCGTCGAGCTCCGCCTCGAGGAGATCGGCCACGTGCCTGGCCCAGACCGTCGCCGTGGCGGTGTTGAGCGCGACCAGGTCCTCGCCCAGCTCGCGGTCCCAGCGCTCGCCGTCGATCCAGACACTCTCGATCGTGGCCTGTTCGGTCACCCGCCCGACGATGGCCGACCCCTGCCGCTTGAAGAACTTGGCGAGGACCTCCAGCCACTTCGCGGTATGGCGCCGGCGGAGCGTAGGAAGCGTCGGATCGACGTCGCCCGCCGCCTTGCCCCTACCAAGGCCAGGCACGCGCGCGAGCGCCTTGGACTGTTCGGGCGGCGCGCTGCCCTGGGGCGGGGCCTGGCCGCCGACGATCATGTTGAGCGGCGTGACGAGCTCGCCCGCGTCCCCGCCGAGCGAAGGCATATTGTGCCGAGCCCGGGCCTCATCGGCCGTCATCCAGGGCCGCCCGACGGCAGCCCGCAGGCTCTCGGTCTGCTCCTCGAAGCTTCCCTGTAGCTTCTCCGCGATGTTGAACTCGCAGTAGACGTCGCCCGAGTCGTCGAGATCCGGCAGGAGCTGCAGCGCGAGCTCATCCTCGATCATCGCGAGCCAGGGGCCCAGGCAGTCCTGGTAGAGGTTCTTGTGCTGCTCTTTGATGTTCGAGAACGTCGCGTGATCGAGGATCCCGACCATCGGGAGCGGGATGTGGTAGGCCCGGGCGCACTCCTCGCGGGTGAGCTTCCGGCCCGCGAGATACTCCGACTCCTGGGCGTTGAAGCTCGTCTGCTTCCAGGTCATGCCCTCCTCGAGGATCGCTGTCTTCCCACTATTCGACCCGCCGGCATAGAGCGCCTCGAACTCGCCCTTGAAGCGCTCGCGCGCCGGCGTCGACCACTCGGGAGCGTCCGCCGGTCGCTCGATCACGCCGTTCATCCGGGCCGCGTTCCGCCAGAAGTACTCGCGGTAATCCCCGCTCGCGAACTCCTCGGCGAGCACTCGCCGGAGCGTTTCCAGCGGCGAGAGCCCGACGATGCTGTCCTGTGGGTTGTAGCTGCGGAAGTGGACGAGCTGGTCGGGAGTGAGGGTGAGGATCTTCGTGCCCAGGTTCACGACGTAGCTCGTGGGGACGAGTGAGCCGTAGGGCGTCATGAGGGTGGGCGAGGCGCGCAGCAGCGCCAGCCGGTTCGGCGCCGAGAGCTTCAGCCAGTAGGCGTTGAAGTAGATGCCCAGGTCCGAGACCAGCGACTCGATCAGGCGGTAGCGAGTCGTGAAGGGGTTCGGCCTCTCGATCACGCGGGCGAAGGGATGGTCGCGAAGGCGCTCGCGGTCAGTCTCGGAGACCCGACGGAAGACGTGGAGCCCGAGCTGGGCGATGTTCCGCGCCAGGAAGTCGACGCAGGTCCGGACGTTGGGCTGCGTCCGGTAGAGCATGGCGTAGTCGTAGCTGTACTGGTCGTAGAGCCGGACGCTACCATAGCTCGTGCTCGGCTGCCATGCGGCCTGCAGGTCCGCGAGATTCCCCAGCGATTGCACGACTGCCATCAGAGCACCTGCACGAAGTCCACGTTCGCCGCGTCGATCGCGATCTCGCCGTCCATCGGCACCACCTCTCCGCGCCCCTTGAGCAGTTCTGCGTTGCGCAGCACCAGGTAGGGTCCGCGGCGGCCCCAGAGGAGGCCCCTAAACGCCTTGTCCGACCGCGTATTCACGATCACCTGCCGGAGAGTCGGGTAGGGGCTCCCGAACAGGCCCATCAGACCGCCTCCAGCCCGCGATCTTCGTAGACGGAGGACCTCCGCTTCTCTCGGCGCATCGCCCGGTCGATCGCCATGACCAGGGCGACGATCCCGTCGACCTTCCCCTGGCTCGAAGCCTTGTCTATCTTCAGGTTCGCAGCCGGGTCCGTCCGAACCGCGACGTTGTCGGCCATCCAGCGCAGCACGGGGTTCGCCCCATGGTGGAGCTGCTTCGCGAGGAGCCGCTTCTCGAACTCCTTCATCGGCATGGCCATCGAGAGGAAGCCCTGACCCATCCCGAAGACGGTGAGCCCCTCGTCCTGCAGCTCCATCGAGAGCCCGTAGCCCTGGAAGAGCCGGTCGACGTTCACGTCCATCAGGGCGAAGCGCTGCGCGTCGCCGATCGCATCCCCCTCCGGCTCCCCGACAATCGCGCGCTTGACGAAGGCGTAATCCACCGCGTTCCCGGGAGTCGGCGTGAGATAGCCCTGCTCAGCCCAGACCCGGTATTGATCGGCATAGCGATTCGTGTCGTCGCTGAGCCGCGACTCCGGACACCAGAAGCGGCAGAGGATGTCCAGCTCGTCCGGATCCTCGTCGCGCGGGAAGACGAGCACCCAGGCGGTGATATCCGAGACGCTCGAGAGGTCGAGCCCGCCGTAGCAGGTCCGGCCGAGCAGCGCCTCCGGATCCACCTCGCCCGCGTTCTGATCCCAGAGCCCGAGGTCGATCCAGCGGGTGACCTGCTGGGTCCAGACGTCCAGGTGCAGCCGCTTGAAGGCGTTCTGCGCGGCGGGGAGCTTCTTGGCTTTCTCCGCCTTCCTCGCCAGGTCATCCGGCTTGACACTGATCCCGAAGTTCGGGTTGGCCTTGGCCCATGTGTCCGGCTCAGCCCAGCGCTCCTTATCCTCCTCGTCGATCGTGGCGATGTAGGCCATCCAGGTGTCGTCCTGGACGGTGCCCTGGAGGATCTTGGCGCTGTACTCATGATGCTCGTAGCAGATCGACGCCTGGTCGGAGCCCGCTGTCGTCAGCTCCACGGTGAGCGGCTGCCGGCGGGCGCCGGTGGCGGTCTCGAGCACGTCGACGACGGCCCGCGTCTTGTGGGCGTGAAGCTCGTCGATGAGGGCGCCCTGGACGTTAAGGCCATCCATGGTGTCGGCGTCGGCGCCGAGGGGTTGGAACTTGCTCGCCGTCGCCTCGATGGTCAGCGTGTCGCTGGCCCGCCAGTGCTTGACCATCTTGCTAAGTGGCGGCGACGCCTTGACCATCCGGACCGCCTCGTCCCAGCTCAGCTTCGCCTGGTCGCGCTTGGTCGCCGCGCTGAAGATCTCGGCCCCAGGCTCGCCGTCGGCCACCAGCAGGTACAGCCCGATGCCCGCGATCAAGGTCGTCTTCCCATTCTTCCGCGGCACCTCGACGTAGGCGACTCGGAACCGGCGCAGACCGTCCGCCCGCTTCCAGCCGAAGATCACCCAGAGGATGAACTGCTGCCAGGGCGCCAGCTCGAAGGGCTGGCCAGCCCACTGACCCTTGCTGTGCTTGAGGAAGCCGAAGAACTGCGTTGCGTGCTCAGCAGCGGCCCGGTCGAAGCGGAGCCCTCGCTTCGGGCCTTCCTCCAGATCGCGCAGGTGCCGCTCCACGGCGAGTCTGATCCAGTGGCAGGCCGGAATCGAGCCGTCGAGCACTCCGTGAGCGTAGGCGACGACGGGATGCTTAGGCATCGCCATCTCCGCTCGCTCGCTTGCCCTTCAGGAAGGCGTCGAAGGGATCTGCATCCTGCTCGACGATCGCCTGGACCTTGCTCCGCGTGCTCGGCGAGAGACCAAACTCGCTCAGGATCCTGTCAGCCCTTCGGAACGCTTCCGAGCACATGGCGACTTCGGGCCGCGGTCGGTAGACGGTACTTCCGGTGACCGTGATCGTCCTATAGATCCGCCCCACCTTCTTGATGCGTGCGCGGAGGTCGAGGTAGTCGCCCTCCGCCTCGCAGGCCATGGCCAGCTTCTCGACGTCGGCGCGCGACAGGACCCGCATCTCCTGCAGGATAGGCACGAGCCTCTGCCACACGGCCAGAGCGTTGCCCTGCAGCGGCCGCGGCAGCTCGATCGCGCCAGCCGGCGGCACGGGCTCGTTCTGCGGCAGCGCTCGCCTGCCCGGATTGCCCTGCAGGAGCTTCAGAGCAGTTGGCTTGGGTGGTCGGCCGCCTGGCAAGGTTCACCCTCCCAGTTTCGCGCCCGTTTGGCTTGAAT